TGGACTAATTTTATTTACTTTTACTTCACTCATTATTGAAATTTGTACCTTATTAATACTATACCGCTACCACCTGTTCCTCCTGCTCCTGGAGGACCTGGATCATTACCTCCACCGCCTGCTCCTCCGCCAGTGTTGTCTGTTCCAGCGGCTCCAGCATTCCCATCATTAGTAGCATTTCCACCACCACCTACTCCACCTCCGCCTGCTGTTGTAGGAGAAGTAACTCCTCCACCTCCACCGCCTGCAAATTGACCACAAGCCGACGCTCCATTCGCTGGGCCATTAGCAATATAAAAAGGTTGAGGTGCTGAACCAAAAATTGGTGAAACATCTTTTCCTGCTCCACCTACTCCACCTATTGTTGGACTTGGACTCACATTAGTCGATGCTGCGGCGTGACCTCCACCGCCACCACCTGCTTGATAAGGAACTCCAAAAGGTCCTGGACCTCCTCCATTACCACCCGCACTTCCTTGAGATACTGGTGCTGGGGGAGTATTTCCTGCTGCACCTGTTCCTGAATTTGTTCCACCTCCGCCTCCTGAACCTCCAGCTATACCATTGGCTCCTGGACTTGGGCCTGCACCTGAACCACCTCCGCCACCACCAGCAGAAGTTATTGAATTAAAAACTGTATTTGTACCCGATACTCCTTGACCAGCACAAGAAAGTTGTGGGCCAGGTTGTCCTGCTCCTCCACCTCCCACTGTAATTGGATAAGCTCCTGGGCTAGTTGAAAAAGGACCCATACCAGTACAAGCAGTAACTTGACCAAATCTTAAACCACCAGCTCCTCCTCCACCACCATTTGAATTTCCTGCGCCACCACCACCAGCAACTATCATATAGTCTGCTTTATCTGATCCAGCAGGTGCTCCTGCACAGGTTACTGTAAAAGTGCCAGGATTTTTAAATTGAGCGATTTTATAATCTCCTACAGTTGTAATACTATTACAACTTCCACTTACCGTTGCTGTTACAAATAATGGACCTGGAGCATCTGATTGATTCCCTGCATCAACTACTATCCAGCCTTTTGTTGCATCAGCATAAACTAAAGTTAATGCAATTCCCTCTGTGGTAACTAGTGAATCTACAGCACTTCCTCCAATATTAGAGCCTCCTCTACCTATCGTTAAGTTATTATTGTCAAAATTTTTTGCATAATCTGAAACTGATACAATATCTCCTACTGCTGGAGAAGTTGGTAAATTCATTGTGATGGCACCTGAAGTGGTATTAATAAAATAACCTTTTCCTGATACTGCTGTAAAAGGAGTTGAAGTTTGAATTGTTGTTTCCCAATCTACTGTTCCTGTTCTACCAAATCCTGTTTGACTTGCACCTGATGCAAGAGAAACTGTATCTCCACTTTGTCCCAGTGTAATTGTTGTTCCACACTTATTAACAATATTAGTGCCTGGTGTGTTTTGTACGTTGTCTACTTTTATTGTTGATGCCATAATTTTATATTACCATATCCTCTCACTTTTTAAACTATCAATTTTATTGAATAAAATTGGATCAATGTCTTTAAATTCTATATTGAATGAAATAATTAATTTAATATCATTCGTTTTTTGTTCAGTTGCTCGATGTACTACAAAGCTTGGAAAAATCACGATATCTCCTTCTTTAGCATTAATGGTAAATTTTTTATCTTGAGATAAAGGATTAATAAGTTCTGTTTTTCCACATTTATTATTAAATGTTACATAATAAACACCTGTATAATTTTCACCGTGAATATGCCATCCGTGTTTTCCGTTAGTATTGTATTGTTGAAACCACATTCCTTTAATAACAACATCATTATATCCTAAATAATTAGCATATTCTTTTAACTGTTTTTGAATATATGGTTTTATATATTTAACCCAAGGTCTTTCATAATTTAAATTATCGTTCCAATCTACTCTATGAATATTGTCTCCATAATATTCATTTGTTGTATTTAATGTTTCAGATTTTGCATCTTTAATTAAAGAAACTAAAGTATCTTTTAAATTTGAATGTTCTTTAAACTCATCTAATAAACAGGATGTATTTAATTTTAAATTTTTCATTATTGGTATCTATACCTTATAATAACTATACCTGAACCACCAACTCCACCTGTTCCTGTACCTGGATTACTAGGAGCATTTGTTCCACCTCCAGCACCTCCGCCAGTATTATCATCTCCATTAACCCCCGTACTTGGACCAGGAGGTGTGCCTATTCCACCTCTACCACCACCTTGTGTTGCTGTTCCACCATCTCCAGTTCCTGGACCACTACCTACTCCTTGATCTGATGCACCACCTCCACCTCCAGCATAACCTATTGGAGAAGCCATAATTTCTGTTGTTGCCCCAACACCACCAGCACCACCTGTATTTGGAGGACTGGCATTTGAACCTGCCGCAGTTGCTCCGCCACCACCACCTGCCGCATTAACTGGACCACCTGAACCTCCAGCAGTTCCTTGAGCTGGAGTGGTAGGAGGCGTATTTCCTGCTCCACCAGCATTGGGTTGATTTGCTCTACCACCACCACCAGATCCTCCAGCAGTTAAAGTAGCACTGCATTGTCCGCCACCCCCGCCACCAGATCCTACGGCGCCTATTATTGTTGAAAAAGAAGATGTATTACCCATACCTGCTTGTACATTAGGTGAAGGAGTTTGTGCCGCTCCACCACCTCCTACTACAATTGGATAACCTGTTGCTGTAACTGTAATTCTATTTCCTGGAGTTGGATAACCATCTCTTGGGGATCCTGTATAAGGAGAACTTGGACTTACAAGTTCTCTATAGCCCCCAGCTCCACCAGCTCCACCACCTGAATTACCACCTCCACCTCCACCACCTACTACTACATATGAAACTATATTATCAGCAGCACAAATAGCTACTCTACATACAGTAAAAGTTCCTGGCCCTGTGAATTTATGAATTCTATCGTTTCCTGAAGTACTAATAGTTCCACCTGTTGCGCACATATAAGGAGGAGTTCCTGTTACTGAGGTTTGAGTTTCGTTAATATTAATCCAACCTTCAGTGTCATCCACAAATACAAAAGTTGCTGATTGACCATCAACACTTAATATTGCATCTTGAGCAACACCTCCAATAGGTTTAGAATTTCTTCCAATTGTTAAATTATTTGAGTTCCACGTTCTTGTATAATCTGAAACTGCTACAATATCTCCTGCACTTGGCGAAGTTGGGAGAGTTACTGTAAAAGCTCCTCCTGAAGTATCACAAAAATAACCTTTACCTGAAACAGCGTTAGCTGGGTCAGCTGTAATTTTTGTGGTAATCCAATCTACAGTTCCTGTTCTTCCGAATCCTGTTTGTGATGCACCACTACCTAAAGCTACTGTATCGCCTGAACCACCTAAAGTTAAGGTAGTTCCGCATTGTGGTTCAACTGTATTTACTTCTATTTTGCTCATTAAACTACTACCAACGTTCCTGTTACGGTAATTGTACCGGGTATAACAATAGGTCCTGCAAGAACTCCGTTCTCTACAGTTTGAGTTCCATCAATCGTTGCCGCTTGATTTGGTATAAATTCATTAGGAGAATATTGTCCTCCTATATATTGGATTCCATTGATTGTTGCCGTCATAATTACTCCTATGAACTAATGGTATCGATGTAAGACATAACAACATCTAGTGAACTTGCCGTATCACTAACTGCTTCTAATACATCACCACTAGCCAAAACAATTTTTGCTCCACCTTGAATTAATTCGATAGCTGAATTTGGTGGAATGTTGACTCCTTTAGCTATAAAGTAGTCATTTCCGCCTTTTGCAATTTTAACATCAACTGTAATTGTTGTAGCTGCAACATTACAACATCTAATTCCTATAACTGCATCATAATTTCCGGCAGTTAAAATGGTAGTATCGCCTGTTCCAATTTGTCGTGCTAAAGTGTTTCTAAAATCTTGTGCCATATTTTATCCTTATATCAGAGCGCGACCGCCATAGCAATTGCAAACCCTTGTCCCGCTGCGTTAATCGTATTTCCACTTGCATCTAAATAAACTGATTTAGAGGCAGGCATTGTACAGAAGACATCTTTTGTACCTGAGGCAAAGTCAACAACATTATCTGAATTAGAACTAGAAATAATTGTAGTTCTTTGAAGATTTGTTGTTGTGCTTAAAGTACCTAAACCAACTTCCCACTCCGTTGTACCTTGATTAAAAATACAATAGTAAGTGGTATTGCTAGTTCCGATTCCTGCTGCAAAAGTATCAAAACCAGTCGCAGCTGTTGCTGAAATAGCAAAAGTTGTTTGACTATTTCCTGTCGCCGTACTGGTTGTTTTTACTCTGTCATTTATTACTAAAGCCATTTATTCTCCTTAGGCCATACTAATTATAGCATCGCCCGGTGATGATGGATCCGGGAAAGTAATTTTAAATGTACCATTCGTACAAGTTTTACTTCCGCCAAAATCTAAAACCACACATAATCTATTTGCAAGTGAATCTACAGTCGTACTATTATAGATTGCACCATACGCTGCTGTGATCGTAGCAGATGTCCATTCAGTATCTGCAAAGTCTACAGAAGCAACTGCCGTTCCCGAAGCAACAGCTTGCGAGCCTAAAGCATTTCCTCCTGTGGAATAATTAGTTCCAGAAGTTCCCACTTCATCAGTTGCATTATAAACTGTGCTGGCAGTATTGTATGGAGTCGCTGTATAGAGTGCTAATTTAAAAGCGTTTCCTCCAGATGCAAAGTCGTGATTGCCTGAAAATAATGCGCCTCTAAAAGAGAAAGGTATTAAGTTTGCCATTTATTTGTCTCCTTATTAATTAATAACTCGATGGAGATTTTGATATTAATTGAGCGCGAATGACCCCATCTTCATATTCGCTTCTGCGTCTCTGA